TACATTCATTTAAAAACTGTATTTACAGCGTCAACACAAACGGCAGATGAAACAGTTTTAATGGACAATTGGATTAAACCAACATTGGCACAGTTTACGAAATTTGAATTAATTTTGGAAATTCAAAATCAAAGCACGTCAAGTGGTATTGTTGGCAACATTCCTGAATTTGCGTCATTAGTTAGTCCGTCAGATTTAAATGTTTTCAAACAGGATGTTTACCGTAAAGGCAAAGTTTTAAAAGAGCAAATGGAAAAATTTTTGGACGAAAATTCGTCTGAATTTCCTGAATACAAAGCGGGTGGGACATCATTATGTGACACAAACAGTGGCACAATTAAAACACATGGAATGATAATTTATTAAAACAATGCCGTTACCAACCCCAAAAATTGACGAAAAAAAATCAGAATTTATTAGTCGTTGCATTGTTGATGTAACGTCAAAAAATGAATTTCCAAATGTTGCACAGAGAATTGCAGTTTGTCAGTCACAGTGGGACCGCAAAGACAAAACAAAAAATTTAACAGTTAGAAAAAACAAAGATTGTCCCGACGGGTATGAACACAAAATGCCAAATGGCGAATGGATGTGTGGAAAAACACACAAAGAAAAAAAGTCCGACCCGTATTCAAATGAAACATACAACGATTATCCACAAGCGGCAACACAAAATGCAAAACGTGTTTTAAAATGGGTTGACGAAAATGGTTGGGGTGGTTGCGGAACGAACGTGGGAAAACAAAGGTGTCACCAAATAGCAAACCGAGAAAAATTGTCCCGTTCAGTGATTGCACGTGTTGCGTCATTTAAAAGACACCAAAAAAATTCAGAGGGTTCATTTGAGGAATGTGGACCATTAATGTGGAACGCATGGGGTGGCACAGAAATGATTGAATGGGCAATAAAAAAACTAAAAAAAATAGACAATGAGTAATTTACACAAAGATTTACCAAACGACCAAATACATGACCCAAAGGATTTTGCGTCAGCGTCTAACGACACGTATTTGTCAAAAAATGCGAGTGGCAATTTAGAATGGCGAACCGTCAGTGGTGGCGGTGGTGGTGGTGTCACACAAATTGTGGCAGGAACAAACGTTTCAATTTCACCAACAGGCGGAACAGGTGCCGTTACTGTAAATGCAACCGACACAAACACAAACACAATGCAAATGTCACAAAACATTGAGGCGTATGGTTCAATTGTGGCAGGAACAGAGTGGGGGTTGGCAAATGCACAATACAACAGTGAACACAAATTTACAGTTAATTTAGGAACGCCAAGCATTACAACAATAACACCAAAAAACATGGTTTCGTGTTCAATTTGGACACAACCAACGGACGGTTATGGATTAAAAAGTTGGACAGGTTGGATTTGGGGGACAGGTGGCACGGTCAATTTAACATTGTTTTGTGTGAAATTTGCATGTCCGCCACCGTCAGAGGAATACCCCGTTACAGTTGCAGTTTGCAAAAAAGCAATGGCAACAATAACATTAACAGGAAACACCACACCACGTTGTTGGAATTTAACCGAATTTGCAACATGTGAGGGTTATGACAGCACAATTGACACAAATGATGTTTTATTTATGACGGCACATTGTGGTGAGGGTGCAGAGGAAATGAGTTTTAATTTAAACTGTAATTTTTTGTTAGAAAAATAATTTAAAAAAATGCAAAAGATGTATGATATAACAGAACGAATTTGTCCAACAACAATTTTATTAAATATCAGTGCAATTGGATTAAGTATGACAGACGTTGAAATGACATTAAAAATATTATCATACACAGCCGCAGTTGTTTGGACCGTGATAAAAATAATTAAAGAGATTAAATTTTGGAACCAAAAAATTAAATAATGGCAAAACGTGCAACATTTACATTTCAACCAAATAAACAAAAAAAACGAAAGGGTGTCCATGCAAAGTCAAAGACAACCACAAATAAAGGTGCAACGAATTATAAAAAACCATACAAAGGACAGGGACGTTAATGGAAAAAATGTTTGACATATTGGAAAATTACGGGTTATCGGTTGCATTACTGATTGCGTGTTTATATTGTTTGTATCAATTTTTTTGGTTTTCAATACGTGAAGTAAAACACACGTTTACAAAAAAACATGATGACAACGCAGAAAAAATGGAACAATTGACCAAAAGTATTGAGAAAATAAATACAAAAATCAATACCATTATGCAATTCATTGTAAAAAAATAAAATGGCAAATTATAAATTTTTAATAATACATTGCACAGCAACAAAAGAGGGTGTGAATATTAAACCCGAACAAATAAAGGAGTGGCACATGGGTGAAAACGGGCGTGGTTGGTCGCGTGTTGGTTATTCCGATTTGATTACATTGGACGGTGCATTGCATAATTTACATTTTGCAAAGGGTTCAAACCCATATGACGATTTTATTGAGGCAGGTGAAATGACATGGGGTGTTAAAGGCATAAACAAATATTCAAAACATGTTTGTTATGTTGGTGGTTTGGACAGTAACAAAGACCCAAAAAACACAATGACCACAGAACAAAAATATACAATGGAAATTTATTTAAAACATGAAATTTTGCGTCATCCTGATTTGTTAATTGCAGGACACAACCAATTTTCAAACAAAGCATGTCCATGTTTTTTTGTTCCGAATTTATGCAGAGAAATTGGAATTGAAACAAAAAATATTTATTTAGAAAACCCCAACAATTACAGTGGATTTTAAAAATTTTTTACAGTCAAAAAGGTTTGCAATTATTATTTATGTAATGATTTGTTGGTTCATATTTGGTGTTTTAGGAATTTTGAAAGGGTCAGACATGGGACAGTTTGCGGCATACTTTGCTGCATTATCACCGTTTGTTATTGGTTACGTTTATGGTGAAACAAAACGTCCGAGCAATAACAACAAAAAATGAACACAAAAAAAATAATTTTATTATCATTCGTTTTATTAATTTTTACATCATGTTGCACAACGCGTGTTTGTAAAGTTGAAAGGGCGGAAAAAAAGATTACAAAATTAACAACCAAATTTCCTGAATTATTACAAAACGATACAATTGTTGTTTCGGACACATTAACAATTGAAACAATAAAGGCAGACACCGCATTTATTTCCACAAACACAAATGACACAGTTGTTATTACAAACGACAGGGTCACAATTAGATACGTTAAAAAAGACAGTTTGATTTACATTGAGGGAGAATGTAAAGGTGACACAGTTATTGTTACAAAAGAAATTCCAATTGAAACCGTTGTGGTCCGTGAATTAACATGGAGTGAAAGGGCAAAAGAATACACATATTTTTTATTTGCAATTGCTGCATTATTGTTAGTTGTGCGAATATTTTTTAAGGATGTGTTTAAAATTTTTAATATTTTCAAATAAATTTTGAGTGACAAACCAAAATATTTAAAGCAATTCCGTCCGCATTGGCATGGCGTCATGCAAACACTGATAAAACGATTTCGTCAGTTACCCGAAACCATACAAATAAAATCATTAAAAAAAATATTAGATTTTGCAGATAATGGACAGGAAACAATTATTGAGCAAACAAAAGAAAACAAAATAATACAGTCACCAAAGTCATTTCGCATTAAAACATTAGACGATTTAATTGAGGTTTGCCAAATAGATGTTGAGGTTTGGGACGTTGACAGATACGTGATAAATAAATGGGAAGTCGGTTCACAGGTTGACGGACAAATTATAGTTGAACCATTGTTTCAAGTAAAAGCATGGTTGAAAAAAAATCAACAAGTTTCAGAAATGAACAGGTTACGCATTGAAATGACAAAAGAATTAAAATCATTTGCGTTTAAATATCCATTAATGTCATATGAAAAATTTGACAAAGGACAATTGTTGGAAATTAACATTTTTGATTTACATTTTGGAAAATTATGTTGGGGTTTGGAAACGGGTGACAATTATGACACTAAAATTGCACGTAAAAGGTTTTTAAATGCCATTTCAGCCATTATTTCGCGTGTTGAGGGTTATGACATTAAACGTATTGTTTTTCCCATTGGGAACGATTTTTTTAATTCAGACAATTCACGTAACACAACAACCAATTTAACCCCACAGGATGAGGATTTGCGTTGGCAAAAAACATATAAGGCGGGACGAAAATTGTTAATTGAGGGAATTGACATGTTGCAAACAATTGCACCCGTTGACGTTGTTGTTGTTCAGGGAAACCATGATTTTGAACGTTCGTTTTATGTGGGTGACGCAATGGAATGTTGGTATAATAACAACAAAAATGTTAGTGTAAACAATAATGCAAACCCGCGAAAGCATTACAAATTTGGTGAGTGTCTTATTACATACACACATGGAAACAATGAAAAGGTTTCAGATTTACCATTGTTGGTTGCGTCAGAGGTTCCCGAATTGTGGTCAAAAACAAAATACCGTGAAATTCATGTTGGTCATTTACATCATAAAAAAGAAATTAAGTTTTTGGCAACACAGGAAAACAAAGGCATAACAATTAGATACATGCGTTCGTTAAGCGGAACAGACGCATGGCACAATTTAAAAGGTTACAAAGGCGGAATACAAGCATGTGAGGCGTTTATTTGGGACGAAAATGAGGGTTTAATTTGTCAATTTTCACATAATTTATAATTTTTTTAATTTTTTTTTACTCTAGTAAATGAAAGTTTTTTGCATATTTTATGAAAAAAAGTTTGTGGGAATGAAAAATTGTTTTATCTTTGCGTCAGTAATTAACCAAAAAAACTTTAAACAAAATGGAAAAAACAACAAATGTATTTACAGTATTAGATGAGGACAAAATGATGATTGCAGAACAAACAATTGGATTATACAATGGTTTTCACAAACACGTTTTACCTGCAATATTTGAAACTGAAAAAGAGGCAAACGAATGGGCGTCATCACGTTTAGAAATGTGGACGGTCGTAAAATCACATTTTAATCACAAATTTATTGAGCATAAACAAAACACAAAACCTGAATTGGTAAAAGTTGAAACGGGTGGGTCAATTGATACCGAAAGTAAAAATTTACATGTTGTCATAAGATTTGGAAAATGGTTCATGGAATTTGATTGGGTAATTAATTTAAAATCAAATTGGGTTCACACAAACCAAACACCAACACATTTGGATGAGTGTGAAATTGATAATTTTGTTAATGACAAAAACCAATGGGAAACATGCCAAAAAGGCAAAGACGCACAGGCAATTATGGACCATTTTGATTTTGACAGTTTTGTTGATTTATTTGGTGAGGACATTGAAAACCGCAAAATTCAAATTAGATAAATTATAATAACGGGCGGGTGAAATTCCCGCCCATAAAAAAACAACATTATGGAAATTATTATTTTAATTTGCGTGTGGTTTATGTATGAACATGCAAAATCAGTTGGAATGGTTGAGGGTTACGAACACAACCAAAATGAAACAAATAAACATTGGCGTCATGAATAAAAAATTTATTTATAAAAATCAAAAATCAGTAAAATCAAGATTTGGCGGAACAATGTATTATCTCTTTTTTAATGACGGACAAAGAAGTTTCAGGACATGCGTTGACACAACGTTTCGTAATTTTGTAAAATGGGAACGGTTAATTAAAAACGCAACACGTGGTGACATTGTTTTGGGTTTGGTTGTAAAATCAAAAGGAATGATTGACGCAGACAGCACACCACGTTACGGCGGAAACATATTTAAAAATGAGGACCCAAAATCAAATTGTTGTGACAGACCAATTAAAGCAAACACGGACATATGTTCGGATTGTGGTGAACACACGGGAATTGAAAACATTTAAAATGGACAAATACATTTGGGACGAATTAAATAAATTGGACGGTTTTATGCACATTAGAAAATTGCAGGACCAACAACCAAAACGTGAATTTTGGATTTTAGGTGGTGTTGTTAGAAATATAATAATAAAAAAACAACATGGATATTTACCGCCAATAAATGATTTTGATGTTTTAGTTGACGACAGAAATGATAAATTATTTGAACGTGAATTTGATTTTGTTGGTTACAAAAACAAGACAAAACAAATTGAGTTTTACAAACAACAAATTAAAACATTACAACCAATAATTAAAAAAATGCAATACGATTTTTTTATTGTGTCAAATCATTTTATGCGAATTAATTATGAAACAATAAATTGCATGTCTGAATATTTGCCAAATTTAGATTTTCACATGAACAGTTGCATTTACAGTGTAAAGCAAAAAAAACTAATTGCAACCGACAGTTGTATTAATGCAATTAAAAATAAGGACATAAACATGATTTGGTCAGGTGTTAATTGTGAAATAAATTTGGGTGGTTTTATTCATAATAATTTACATAATAATTACAGGTTGGTGGCACGTATGTTGATATTAGAAAAAAAATTGAAATTTAAAATCAACAATGAAGTAATTAAAAAATACACTGAAAAAAATGACATTGGAATTGAGTTACATAAAACGGTTGATTTACAAAAAATGATTGGTCACATTACATTATTAAATTATGGTGACAGTGCGGACGAATTGTTAAAAAGGTTTTTCAATTTATTTTAATATAATAAAATTAATTTTTATATTTGCAAAAAAACAACAACATTATGAGTGATAAAAAAACAACATTAACAACACGTGAACGATTAAAAAAATTGTATAGGGATTTTGGGTTGACACGTGAGGACATTTATACGCATGACAAATTTGGATATGTTATGATGACGCGAACAGGCGTTGAAAAAATACAACACCAAATGGGAATTGTTATCACATACGAAACAATTAGGTGTGAGGAACATTGGTGTGTGGTATTAGCCAAAGCAACATTGGGTGACATGAAATTGGAAACGTTGGGGTCAGCAAACAAACAAAATTGCAAAATTTCATATTATGCAGAAATGGCACAAAAACGTTCTAAAGCACGTTTAGTTTTAGAAATGTCAGGATTTTACAGTGTGGGTGTATATTCAGAAATTGAGGCGGACGAATTTAAATCGTCAAATTCAAACACAAAGCCACAGGACACGGGCATTGCGGATGAGGTTAAAAAATTAAACGGTGGTGATTATGACGGTGGTTTGGCAAGTAAAATTAGGGAATACAATGAGTAAACACAAAGAGGCATTTTATGTAAATGCAAAATACATTGTATTTTCGCGGTCCGATTATTTTAAAAATAAATATGAGGGTTTGCCACGTTTTACATTAGAATGTGAGGTGTCAGAAAAATTGGGTAACAATTGGCAGGAATTGGAAAATAAAATTGTTGTTGATTTTAGGAACAGGATGTTTGACGAAAACAAAAAAATTGAGGACATAAAAGAGCCAATTTTGTTTGGCAAAATTTTAGGTGAAAAATCAATTGAACATTTTTCAGAAATTGTTTGTGGTTCTGAAATTGGTTTAAATATGACAGTTGGTGAGGTGGACAAATTATTAAAGTTTAACAAAATTAAAATTATTAAATTATGACAATTATTAAAATTTTATTAGTATTCGCGTTGTTGTTTTTTTGGGTGTTGACATGCGTGATATTTTATTTTGCAGGTATCATGAAAGGTTTTAGAAACTTTATTGAAAAAAATGCAAATGAATGGACAGCAATTGACAAAATATTGTATCAGCAATTTACACACAAAAATTTGGACAACGTAAACCCGTTTGCACAATATATTGCAGAGGGACGCATTAAAGAGTTCAATGACAAAAAAGAAGTTGAACAAATAAAAAATGCACGTGAAAAACTGATTAAAAAGACAGTAAAAAAAAGAAATACAAAAACAAAAAAGAAATAAAAAATGAGTGACACAGATTTTATTGACGAATTTTTTGATAATAAAGAGGACCCGAAATTGGACCACAGTGAAAATTGTTCGTTTGTTGGTTACATGGAAACATTAATTTACAATTCATTGTTTGATGACAGCACCAAAGAAAAATTTTACGCAAAGTTGTTGGAAATACGTGAAAGCGAAATTGAATTGTTTTTGTTGCGTTTAAAAAGAAACCAACAATTACGTGACCCAAAGGACCAATACAAAAAAATGGTTAAAGACGGATTGTTTAATTAATAAAAAAAATAAAAATGGCAAATAATAAAGACAACGAATTTACAAAAACATTAAGGTATTATGGAATTTCAAAACGACAATTGGGTGACGAAATGAATTTGTCACAACCAACCGTAAAGGATTATTGTGCAAACCCACAAAAATTCAGATTAAACCAATTGAGAAAAATTGGACAAATGACGGACATGACATTGAATGAAATTGACAATATTATTGAAAGTAAAAATGAGGAAAACGCGTAAATTAATTCCATACAACGAATTGACAGAAAACAAAAAAGACGAAATAATTGAGTTTATTACACAAACAGGAACACCAATTTCAAAAGTATCACACATTTATGGTGTTTCAGTTACAACAATGAACAAAATTTTTGACGAACGATTTAATAAAAGAGAAAAAAAGTTTGACGAATTAAAAAATAATTGTAATTTAGAAACCAAAAATAATAAAGATGACAGAGAATAAAACATTTATAAACGGTTTGTTTATAAGAGAAAAAACATTTGACAACGGCGGTTCAATTATAAAAATTGACGTGGACGTTTATAAATTGACACAACAATTGGAACAATTAAAAAATGAAAAAGGTTATGTGTCAATTGATTTAAAAAAGAGGCAACAAAAAAGTGATAACGGTTTGACACATTACGCAGAGCAAAACACGTTCATACCTAAAAAACAAACACAACAAAATCAACAGGGAAACAGTTGGACAACAGGTGACGACAACGACATTCCATTTTAAGATATGCAAAAGGACAGAAATTTTTTAGGCGTTTGGGTTCCAAAAAACATTTATTTAAATAAGGAATTAAGTTGGTCCGAAAAAATATTGTTGGTTGAAATTGAAAGTTTGGACAATGATGACGGGTGTTTTGCGTCCAATGATTATTTCGCAGATTTTTTGGGTGTTACAAAAACAACAGTTTCGGTTGCAATTTCTAAATTAAAAAAATTAAACTTTATTGAACAGGTTTCGTTTGACGGACGTAAACGCGTTTTAAAGGTTATAAACGCAGAGTTTAAGAAAACACAAACACAGAGTTTAAAAAAACCTAAAGGCAGACCACAGGAAAATTTAAAACATAATAATACAGATAATAATACATTTAATAATACATTTAAAAATATTAAAAAAAATAATATTAAAAAAAGTTTAATTAGTGATTTGAAAAAAATAAATGATATTGAGGCGGGAACAATTTGCATTGAGGTTGACGAATTAAAAAATCAGGTTATGTGGTTGGAACACATGTCACGTCATTTAAAGGTTGCACCGTATTACATTAACTTATTATTAAATGAATTTGTGTCAGAAATGAAATTGAAAGGTGACGACATAAAAAGCATAAAAGAAACTAAAAGTCATTTTTTAAATTGGTCAAAAATACAAGTCAAAAAAAACAGACAGTATGGAAATGACAGTTGGGGACGACAAAACCCACAACACACAAACCAAACCATTCAGCCAAAACAAAAGGAAACAAAACCCGAAATTAGTGAACATGAAAAACAAAAACAATATTTAAAATTTTTAAATGAAAATTTGTTGATACCATACAAACAATTTTTAAAAGACGGTAAATATGTTGCAATAAATAATTTCGGTTCGTTAGTCAGTAACGAATTAAAAAAACATGGTTTATTATTTAATGACATTAATGAAATTAAAAAAATAAAATCATATTATCAAAACAGGAAAAAAGACAAACCAAAAAACAACAATATGTTGAATAAATTAATCACAGACAAATCACAGTCACAAATTGATAATGCCATTTTAAAATTATCATTTGAGAATATGAGAAACAAAAATGTGAATTTGGAAAATCTTTTGAAAAATGAAAAACAGACAGGATGAATTAAAATTGCAAATTGCAGTCGTTAATTGGTTAAAAATGAATTTTCCCGAAATTCGTTATTGTGCAAGTGCAGGGGGAATGAGGACGTCATTAAGTGTGGCAAAGAAAATGAAAGCGTCAGGATATGTGAAAGGGTTTCCCGATTTGTTTTTGTATCACCCAACAATGACACACAACGGAATGGCAATTGAATTGAAAGCAAATCAAAAATCATATGCGTCAAAAGAACAAAAACAATGGATAAAAGATTTAAACGAACGTGGTTATTACGCCATAATTTCCAAAAGTTTTGACGAAACAGTGCAACAAATAACGAATTATTTGAATGAAATGGTATAAATTTTATATTTTTTTACTAGATATAAATAAAAAAAAGTTGCATTTTTATTAAAAAAAGTTTGTCGGAATGAAAATAATGTTTACATTTGCAGTATGAATTTAACAAAAACCAAAAAAACTAACAGTGACGAGGTCAACACGATAACACCGACCACAAACAAAATGGAAACATTATCAAACATCCAAATTACAGAAATTAAAGAAATCAAATTTATTTTAGATTTATTAAACATTGAACCAATGACAGTTGGTAGAGTGAAAAATTTATGCAAACGTAAACACAAAAGATTACACGGTTATGAAATACATGACACAGTTGTTGAGGGTCATGTTGATTTTTTATTAAAAAATAACATTATTGAAACAGGAACGCAAAATGGTGGTGACGGTTGGAATACATCATGGACATATGAGGTTTTAAAATCAATTGACACAACACAAAAGAGATAAGCAATAAAAACCACCAACGCCCCGTCATGAGAATGTCGGGGTTTTCGTGGTATAAACCAAAAACACTAATTATGAGTAGAAAACAAATATTAAAACATTTAAATACAAAAGATTTTGAATGGGAATTGTCAGACGACAAAAGCCATGTTGTATTTATGGATTGCAGTGAATACGGACATGAAATGGAATGTGATTTAATTTTAAATTCCGAATTGTTTGAAACAGAAATTTACGATTTACCGCGTTATACAAGTGACCCAACAGAGGTTTCATTGGTTGGCAAATTCACAATTTGTTCGGATTATAATGACACACCCGTTACGGAATGGTTTGACAAATCAGATGTTGCGGATGTTTTTTTTAATAACATTGATAAAATACAAATAAAGAAAATATGAAAACAGATAATTTTAAAACACGTTTGAGTGAAAACAAATTTGACGTTAGTTTGTTTGGTGAAAAAACAATTATTAATTACATTGACAGTTCAAAAATTGATTATGTAAATGTGAGTGATTTGGTTGTGAGTTGGGATTTTTACATTGAAATGAGGTCATGGGGTGTTAAGGACATGGGTGCATATGCAATTGAAGTTTACACAGACAAATTAAATGGTAAACCGATAATTCAATTAGACATTGAATATTACAACAACAATGATTGGTCAGGTGATACAATGCGTAAAACAATTGACGTTGACATTTCTGATTTTAAAATTGAAACAGAACGTGCGGAAAAAGACGGAACGTTTACAATAACAGACGTCCACATTGATTTTAACAACAAAGAAATTTCGGTTTATTTATGATAAAAAGAAAAAAGAAATTAAACAAATATGTTTGTGCATACATTGGTATGGTTTCAGAACATTACAAAAATGATTTTGATTGGTTTGTAATAATGGCATATGATAAAAAAGAGGCAAAAGAAAAAATGGATATGTTATTGCGAAAACGATTGGTCAAAGGTAAACCGTCATTAATGTTAATGTCAACATTTGAAAATAAATTAAAACAATTAAATAAATTAAATAAATAATTATGAAAAATAAAGTTACAGCAAAAGACGAAGTTTTGAAAATATGTCAGGCAATTTGGTCATGTAAAAATGAGGAACAAAAAAATGGTTGTTACAATATGTTTGAAACGTATAAAAAGAAACACGGCGACGAAAACGTTGGTGTTACATTTTTGGAAATAGAATTGGCACGTTTAGAACAAATGATAAAAATGATGGAAATTAGACGTAAACAAATGCACGAAACACAGGAACAATTAAAAGAGGCACAACGTAAGGCAGACAAAGAAAACCCACCACAACCACAGGGCGGTGGTCAAAAAATTCCATTAAAGGTTGACGGTCATGAAATGAAAATTCAAAAGGACGAAAAAGGACAACACATTGCAAAACCAAAAACAAGCATTGCAAGTAATTCAAAATTGGTTTATGACAAAGACAAAAAGAAAACAAAAGTTGTTCCAATAAATTCGTCAAAAGATAAAAAAGAATAACGACGTTTGTGCGTTGTTTCTATTGTTCCAACGGATTATTAATTTATGTTTAACGTTGGACATTAGTTTTTTTGGTTGAGTGGCGGGG